TGGTGCAACTTTATTAATAACACCACTTAATGTGCTTCCTATTAACCCGCTTGCTCCTCTGTCAGCTAAACCTTCAACAGTCGTTGCATCTCCTTCAGAAGTTCCAGTTCCATAAACAAACCCTTCCTTTAATATTCTCGGTAAAGTTTGTTTTCCTTTGTTTACAGCAATAGACCCCGCTATTTCTGATCCATATGCCTTAACTGGATCGTCTTCTCTAAATGACTTTATGTCGCCTCTTATCTCTTTTACAGTCTCATTGTAAGCAGTGCTAAAGTCTTTGCCTTCTATAAACTTTGCATATAATGCCCTTGCTCCCGCCTCCATTTCATCGCCATAGCCACGAGTTACTCCCTGAGCTCCTGCTCTTGTCATATCAATAGCATAATCACCAATGGATCTGTCTTTGGCGGGTTTAGAAGTTTTAGTATTGTTTGTAGACACTTCGGTTGCATCAGTTAAATTGTCATACCATGCCATTATTTTCTTCCCTTTAAGACAATTTTCCCATCAGGTAATTTATAATATAAATTAGGAATTGCGTTCTTCCACGCATCTTCAGAACTAACTTTTATAGGCGAACTAAATGAACCAATATCACCAGTAACCCCATAAGAGTTTAACTTAGAAACAAGTGTCTCTTCTAACTCGGATAGTTGAGCTATTAGTCCTCCACTACCCATTGCAAGACCCTGAGTTGATGTTGGGCTTGTGAGTAAATTATCTAGTATTTGGAAATCACCACCAACCAAAGCACCTAATTCATACAAGTTCTTTATATCTAATCTTAGCTTCTCTGCCATAGCTGAAACTTTAGATGCTTCAGAGGTTGGTAAACTAAGTGCCCCACTTAGTTGAGTTGTTCGGGCAAGATCGCTTAACTTAGCTCTGTATCTATTAAGATTGCCTAACATCATATTTAATTTAGGTTTATTTTCTAAAATTTTTAATTTTTGTGCTGAAGGCTTTTCTCCAACTTTGGAAGTTTCTCTATTTTCAGGAAAAGGGTTAAAAAACCCATCTAAATTTTGAGGTGCTTCTTTAATATAATCAACTCCACCCGTATCATTTGGTATAGGTATATTTTTTTCTTTATTTAAAAAACCATAAGCTAGTTTGTATTTTGCCATTTCAGCAGGAGTTAAAGTTCCATTTTTAGCACCTTCAGAGAATTTCAATAAGGTATTTGAAGCCTGATTTGTCATTCCAGTACCTGAAAAACCGAAGCCCTCTGAATTATCAATCAATAGTTTTCCATCTCTTGAGTATACTTTGCCACCTTTAGCAACTGATATAGGAGCATTAGCTTTGTTTTGTGCTTGCTGTACCGCTAAGTAATTAGCCATACCAGTAGTCATTGCATTGCCTATTGCTTCACCCATTGTAGGGGCAGGCTTACCTACTGAATATCCTCCCGCCTTCAATAACTCAGCAGAAGCACCTAACAAACCCATAGTTTTAGGATCTGCAAAATTATTGCCTAATAAACCTGAAAAAGCATTTGTGTTTTGTGGTGCTACGTTTGGCTGAACTAACTGTGGCTTTGGCAAAACACTATTAGGGTTAATTGTTATTCTAAGTGGATCAGTTGCTATAGGTTGAGTTGATCCATAAGTTGCTCTCGGACTAAATGGCATACCAGTCCTTGCCCTATTAATGTCATTCATAAATGCTAAATCTATAGGTCTAACTGCCATTATAACAACCCTAACAATCCGCCACCGATTGCCCCCATTGCTCCATAAGATGGATTAATTAATGATGCTAACTGTGCCCCGCCTAAAGCACCGCCTAAGGCTGAAGCACCCTGATTTCTAAATACTGGTTGAACAGTGCTAGAACCCAATGTTCCGCCACCTACTAAACTCATGTAGTTTTGTAGCTTCTGATCCCCGATATTTTGTTCGTAGTTATATCTATTTATATTATCTTGAAGTTGGCTCATAGCATCAGCCTCTCTAGCAGATCCTATTTGTGCCAGTTGCTGTGCATCTAAGTTCTGATAAGCAGGTGCAAGTTTAAGTGCATCTTGTTGAGCCTGATAAGCATATGGAGCTAGTGCTGAAGTCATAGCCTGCTGATTTGCTCCTGATCCATATCTTCCTGACCTTGCAAACTGAGAAGTTACCGCATCAATGGCAGGCTTAAATGCCATGCTCATTAGCGGATTAGTTCCCATTAAGTTTTGATTAATCACATTCTGACTTGTTGCTGTAAGGCTATTTGGGTCTAAGGCTCTGTCTCTAACCATGTTAAGAGCCATGTCACTTTCAGGAGAAAATCCTACTGTGGTTGAGTTTGGATAATATGAAGGCATCTCATCCATAAATCTATCCTTAGCTTGTGCTAAACCAAACTCTAAGAAGGGCTTTGCATACTCAGGCGGTTCAACCTGAGTATTTACTGTGCCTGAACTTCCTCCGCCACCACCTTTTGACATATTAATATTCCTTTACTAAAACGATTGCAGTTGGTTCATAGTCTTTCAAAACTTTTTCCCAACCCTTTCTGCCTATAATTTCAACCGCTTCACATCGGTATAATATAGACCATTTTCTTATCTTTGGCTCTACCTCTAACAGTGTTTTAAGGTTACCGCCTGCAAGCCAAAACCGCAGTGTCCTGCGTTGAGGATAGTCAATTATCTCAGTGACAATCGCACTATCTTTTAATGCCCATAACTGAGCATCACCCCTTTTGACGATATCTATAACTTGTTCATAAGTATGGCTATTGTGAGCATACCTAAGAGCATCAATAATCCACTTTCTGCACCTATCAGCATTAGCCGAAAATGACATACTCGTAGGATCGAGTGGTTGTAGCATTTGCATGATTTAATGTTGCCTGACCCTTTTGTCTCGCTGTGACATGAATATTTGTCGATGAAGCATCGCTAGTGGTTGGCATAAATAAAATCACACTATCCTCACCAATACGATCATCAGACAATGTCGTTGTAGCTGAACTATTTGTTAGTGTAACACTGCCAGTCGAGTTGACCTTGCCATCTAAAATATTATTCACAACTCTTGATATTGTGCGTGGCTCATCACCTAATGGAGATAGCCTCTTATAGTTGTTAACTCTTGTCATCTTCTACCTAATGGCTGACCTTCTATATCAACCCCCTGAGCAAAATCCCAAAAGCCTGATATATTCATTCTTATTCTATGAAACCTGCCCTGAGATCTATGCTGTACAAAACCCTCATCAGTCAGGCTGTTTGCTGTAGAAAATATAACTTCATCATCTTGACGATCTCTTGCCCCAACCTGCATCGTGACTGAGCCATCCCTAAAATAAGGAACTGTTCTTGTAACTAGTGAGTGCTTGCCTTTGTTGATAGCAAACTCTGCTGTCTCAATCGTTGCATCTAGAGGTTGTCCAGTAAAAGCATATATCTTGTTTGATAAACTGCCACCAAATAGGAAGTTACCGCCCTTATACAAGTTACTATCTAATGGTGCAGGCAAACCCTCTAATGTTGCACTTAGATTGTCTAATCCCTCTAATGTATATCCTGCTGTATAAAATGGCGATATCAGGTCTGCCGATACTTCAGCTATAGACCACTTGCCTACAGCATAATTATACATCAATATTTTATCAGGAGTTGATCCTGAAGTGTTTCCATTTGACACATAAGACCACGCAACTATTTGGTTTTGTGGGTCTACTGCACAACTCATCTTATAGTCAAAAGCACTATTAAAATCTTTGAAGAAAAACTTGTTTATTTTCTCAGCACCTATTGGGTTACTCTTTGTGCCATCAAAGGCATAAAATCCATCTTCAGCTAAATAAAATACAAGCCTTCCAACATTACCGACTGATCCTGAGTAAGCACAACCTCTTTGAGTTTCTACTTTATCAATCTGATAGATTAGCGGTGTTCCAACATATTGAGCAATACATATGGCTTTTTCTAGCAAGATCGTTGCATATTCACCGCCAACTAAACCAGTGATTGCACCTGCATCCACAATGTCTTGAAAGTCTGCCTGATCAGTTCCTACAGTCCAACTGGTTGCATCATTAATACCTGACCATCTAGTCCTAAATGGCACTCTTCCTGAGCCTTCATCTATATTGGCAGTCCAAACCTGATCCCTAACAACTGCTAAAAAATCTGCCTTTGGTGCATTGGCTAAATCTGCAAAAGCAGTGTCAGTTCCCAATGTAAACTCTTGCAGTGTCTCACCTATACCGCCTGAAGCAATAACACTTGTTCCAAACTGAACAAACTTCCAGTATTCGGTATCAGCTAAAGTATATCCGCCAACCTTACCAATGCTTGATAGGCTTGAGTCAGACGAGTCAAATTCATAAAGTTTCGTGGCATTGCCTGCAAATAACTTCACATTACCTGAGTTATCCTTTGAGGCAAATATACCCTTTAGCGGGGCATCTCCTGCACCTGACACAGCCTGAAAGCTATTAATAGGTCTATATCCTGATATAGCAGGGATGACGTTTGTTGCGACTGTAACTCCTGCATTTTCTAAATCAGGTTGATCGGGCAACCATTCTCCAAACTTAATCATTGCTGTAACCAAACCTCACTTCCAACATTTTGAGTTGTCCATACTTCTGAACCAACATTCTGTATAGTCCACGTTTCAGATCCATCAGCAATCTCAGTCCAGTCTTCACCGATAATCTTTGCACTAACATTAGTTGTTGCAGTTGTCTCAGAACTAGCAGAAACACCTACTTCATAGCTTGGAGTAGATGTAACACTTGCCTGAGTTGCTACACTTGCAATAGCAACCGCCACTCTATTTGCACTAGCAGTTAGTGTCGCAGTTGTCTCAACACTAGCTAGAGGCTGTTGTATTCTTATTGCTGAACCTGAAACACTAGCACTTGTGCTAATATTACCAACCATTGTGACTTCATAAGTCGCAGTAGCTGTTATTGTTCCAACTGAGGCTGTTGTAGCCTCCATAGTCCTTACTCTTGTTGGAGTAGAGGTAGCTGTTGCAGTTGTCGCAATAGTCGCTGTAGCAGTTCTGATTTTTGTGCCAGTAGCACTAGCACTCGCACTTGTTGATACTGACCCTTCTATCTCAATAGCAAACTGGATCTCAGCACTGACACTTGCACTCGTAGAAATACTTGCCGAACCCTGCAATACTGCAAGGCTTGACAGACTATCCATATTGCCTAAGGCATCGAGACTGTCTATGTTCCCCCAACTATCTAACTGATCTAGAGTTGGGTTAGACCACTCAATTTTTAGCATATCAGAGTTGCTGTCGAAACTTCCTGAAATACTATCTAAAGTTTGCGTGATCTGATCTAGATTGGGGATACCTAAAGCCATAATAAAGCCTTAAATTATGTAGCAGAAATTGTTAAAGAACCACTTGCTACTTTTAATATATCTCCACTTGCTATAACTTTTGATGCTGTAAATGCACCATGAAATAAAAGGTTGCCTGCTGTACTCGCATCGTAAATACCAAAATGAGATACTGTACCCCATGAGCCAGTGGCACTATCAAATTCAACTGCACTATTATTGGATATAGATCCACTTGAAGCAGAAGCAAAAGTGATAGCTTTTCTTGAGTAGTTGTTACCAGTTAATTCTGTGCCTGAATTATCATCATTTAAACTTGCTGTTGATAATCCTAAATAAACTGCTGAGGGAGCAGTTGTTGAGGCTGTTCCAGTAAAGTGATCTAGAAATTTAAGTTCTAGATAATCTGACATTGCTGACATTTATTTCTCCTATGATGCAGACGATGATTGTTTTGCGTAGATTGATGATATGTGCAAAGCACCAGTTCCATAGTGAGATCTTTGTTCGTCTTTTCTTATCTCTTCTATAGATCTTGTAAACTTAGCATCATATGTTGATGCCCTTTGTTCATCCATTAAATAGGTGTAAGCCTCAACCAATGCCCCTGATAAATAAGCATCAGGATGACGAGTTAACATCACATTTGTTGCATTGCTGTCTGATAGGGCAGTGAGGCTACCAATATAAATAATTTCGGCTGTGTAATTGTTATCAGGTATAGGTCTTATCTTTAACTCACCACCAACAATAGAATAGGCTGAAGGTCTGCCACTTCCGCCAGTATAGGCAGTGTCTAAGGCTGTCGGGCTTTTATATTCTAATACGACATTGGGAGTTGTGTTTAGCTTAATCTCCCTGACCTCTCTCATGTCAGTCGGAAGGGCTATAAACTCATCACCACTTGTCAATGTGGCAGTCGCTCTTTTTTCCTGATCTCTTGTCTCTAACTCTCTAGACAGTCTTGCCTCAGCTAACTGGATAAAGTTAGGGATCTGATCGGTTAGGTCTGTTCTAGCTAAAAAGTTTGCTACCGCAGTTTTTAATTCTGAATATGTTGATATGCTCACATCGAGCCTCCGCCAGTTCTAAAAAATCTGTTATCACTATCGTTAAGCCACTGCTTCCACTTCTTAGAGGCTTCAGGGTTATCCTTTGGATCTCCAAACTTTTGCATAAGTTCTAGATATAAATTGTTTGGTATCTCGGCAACGTGTTGCCAGTGTCTTTGTGTATTGCCAATCAAAGATCCTTTTTCGTAGTCATTTGCTTTTCTTTTGTTAGCTTCCAAAACCGCTTTAATATGCTGTTTTGTCTCGATGGTGTAAGTGCCATCGTTATTGTCATGCCAAAAAGTTTCTTTCTGCGAATATGGATTTCTTGATAATAGTCTAGACATTGTTTCCCCTATAAATAGAAAGGGCGAAATTAATCGCCCTCTCATCGCTAGTTATTAAGCACCTGATAAACCAATAACTGCACCATGAGCTTTTGGGGCAGTGGGCATCAAAACAAACTCCGACAAAATTTGTTCTTTAATTGCGTCTCCTGTGCGAGCCAACGTTGTCTTTGTAAAGTTTCTGCCATTGAGTGTACCGATCTTTATGTGATCAGGATCAATAACAAATAACTTGTCATTAGACATAAATCTTGAAGGTGTTAACTCAAGAGTTCCAAAATCTGTTAAGTAAACAGAAGTTGCACCCACAAATGAAGGGGCTTGACCCTGAGTTGTGTTCACCTGATTTGTTACAAGATTTGTTCCTGCTTGTGATAAGTCAGAAATGTTAGCTTTGTTTGTTGCATCACAAACTAAAACTCTCGGCTTACCGCCATCTTGCCATGCCTCAGTAACGGCAGTGTCAATTTTGGCTAATGTTAAAGCCTCTTCAGTCCCCGTCAAATCAGCAACGTCAGAGCCGTCACCGCTTGCGAATGAGATATCCGCAGGGTCTGCTGACCCATTAGTCACCCATGTAATAAGGGTAGCTGTCTTACGAGGCTCAGAGCCTGACTTAGCTACGTTAAGATCTCCGATAATCTTCTCGATGTCTCTTCTTAACTCAAGTCCTTTTAACACTGATTGGTAAGCGCTTTCCTTCGCTCTTCCTGCACTATCAACAGCTTCCAATGTTCCTGAGATTGCAAAGTCTTTTCCTGCAATCTGAGTGTAGTTGTTAAGTCTTGTTGTTGCAGTTGGAGTTGCGTAAGTCGCATCTGCACCTTCAGAAAGACTGTTTTGTCCTGCTGTAGCTAGTTCCTGAACTTGCCACTCAACGAGTGTGCCATTCACTGTTTCTTTTTTTGCCATAGA